TACATTCTGTTCTAAAGTTCCCCTATCAATAAATCCAGTCATCATTCTGGTGGGAACTTCACTTAATGTCTTATCAGATGTTTCACTAAGTTTTGGTAATACAGGTCTTTCAGATCCAAGATTCTTTGTCGAATTTAAATGATCTGATATTTTGAAAAGACCTTTCTGTTCTGAAGTAAATTCAAATCTCTGCATATCAAAATAGTATCTCATCGACGAATATGAACCTAATCTCAAATTCTCCATGAGATTTTGATTTCTACTTACAACATATGATGTAATTTTAAAATCTTCACTTTGATTTTGATTTTCTCCATCAGCAACACTTGTTTCAATATATTTTTGTGAATATGGTTTTTGAGTAATTAAATTGTCAATTGATTTGAAGTGAAGTCCTTCTTTTGTTTGATAAAATACAAATCCTGCAACACCATCACCCTTTAGATCTGGAACACTTTTTGATGATAACCATCTCAAAACTGTAAATGGTTTTCGCATATTACCAATAAATCCATACTTATTTTGAGTTTGATCTGGTGCGGAAGCAAATAAACCCTTACCCAAGTACTCATTGACAATAGATTCAACTGATGCCGTTATATTTTGTGAAGTAGGATATTTTTTTGCGACTCTAGTTGTTTCGTTTGTAATAGCAATTCTAGAACAAAGATTTAGAGTCAAAGATTCTTGATTGTTATCTGAAATAACATTTGATATTCCTGAAACAAAAAGATAATCTTCTGGTTTTTCAGAAAAATCTAACTTAGGCATTGTGGTAGAATTTCCTTTCACCCTTAAAGAAACCCTTTCTGCTCCTCTAAGTTTTAACCCTTGATATAGTGATTTTCCATCTATAACAGGACCAGAAGAAGTTACATTTATTTTAGCGGTAACAGTTGGTGAAAAAATATCTTCATAATAATCAATTGAAGATACACCACTTCTAAGATCCACAGACTTAGAACCGTCTCCAGATTCAATTAGAATCTCTTCGTATGTTGAAGGATCTGATGCTGGCATTATGTGTATTGTAACTCTGTGAATATAAAACTATTTAACGAAGTTCCACCACTAACAATCTTTGTACCACCACCCTGATTTGATCCTGTTCTTGGTGCTGGTGGTGGAGATGTTGGGGTACTAATTGGAATTGGTACTTGGATTGTTTTTGGTGTATTATTTGACGCTAAATTAGTAGATTTATTGGTTGGTATGTTGGCGTTTAAATTAGGATTTACAGTATTATTGGATTGATTTGTATTTGGTTTATATGACTCACCAAACTGTTTGATTGCCTCTTCAACCTTTTCTGGAGAGGTTGTTGCTGCATTACTTCCCCGCCCCCTATAGTAACTTTGACCTCGTTCTACATATTGGGCATCACCTTGCATTCCTTCAACAACAGGAACACCAGCAAATGCTTGTGATAATCCTTTAGCAAATCCTACAGGATCTTTTGCTGCCTTTTCTGCTGTCAGTCCCCTATCTGTCATATATGCTACTATCAATTTATCCTGATTCTCTGGAGTAAACTTATCCCCCATTGTAAGACCTGCTTCTTTGACAAACTTATCAGGATACAACATTTGATAAGCACCAACTGCTGCACTTCTAGAATCTGCTGGAACACCCTTTTTTCTTTGATGTGCAAGGTAATCTTTCTGATATTGTACTAATTGAGTAATAGTCATTTGTGTGATATCTTCACCTGCTCTAGAGAAATCACTCAAATGCCCAGAATATGTGGATCCATATCCACCTTCTGCACTACTGATAAATTTTAGTAAACCCTTAGGACTTCCGCCCATATTTTTTCCACTGAATGATGATGGATTTACAGTTTTTTTGTCTTTTTCTGATTGTTCTGATGAAGAACGATTCCTCCACCTATCAATAGTTTTTTGAAGTTTTTCTAGTAAATTTTCAAATATATTTTTATTTTCAGCAGCACTTTTTTCTATCTTTTCGGTATCACCATCAAAGTCAAAAGATATATTTCTCAATTGATTTAATTTATCATCAAGATCACTAGTGAGTGAAGTAAACCAATTAACAGTATTTTCATACCAAGTTCTAGTTACTTCTATAATATTTTGTATCTTTTTTATTAGATTATTTACACCTTCAATTATTCTAGGAAGATTGACAATTCCCCAACCAATCAAAATTGCACCAAGTGCATCCATGATTCGTCCTAACAATCCTTTTGTACTTGATGATATCTTTTTAGTAGTAGATTTATCGCTGATATTACCTATTTGACCCGCTTCAATTATATCTTCCCTTTCCCTTCTTAAGACAGCCTGTCTTCTCTTATTGAATAGTCTTGATTTTGAGAAAATAGCACTTTTCTTTGCTGTATTTCCACGTACAAGGTCTTTACTAATACCAAAGGATATTGAGGTAGCAGAAGTAATACCCTTACCAAATGAAAGTAAAGATTTTCTAATTCCGTTTATACTGTCTCTATTTTTCTTTAGTGATTTCATTTTATGCCAGTACGTTATATTGTGCTAATGCACCAAGGATATATGGATTGTCTGGATTTGATGAAGGAATTGAAATTCCAGGACCTTTTGCAATACTTCCAGAACTCACATTCACCTGCTGTTGACCACCTCCAGAATCCATTGGTATTGGCATAGGTACAACATTTATAGATTGGTTATCAGTTGATTGTGATACATTTTTAATAATATCTCTTTTATCTTTATAAATTGGCACAATATCGGTAGGCATTTTTCCTGTTCTACCAATTTCCCTTTCCTCTTCAATCATTTTGAGGATTTCAGGATCTGTTACCTTCGCACCAACTTGATTTTCGGGAAGTGCTTCTGTTTTAGCAGTTTTCTCCCTTAATTCTTGTTCTTTGCTTTTAGGTAGTAAAGAACTTTGTGGTTCTGATTGTGATTTTGGTTCAGGTTGAGGATCTTTATACGGTATGACATCAAGTTCAATAGGACCCTTTGGTTGAGGTTCAATATTGTCACCTTTGTCGTTTAAATTACTCTCATCAGTATTATTGCTTCCTTCTATTTCAGGTTTAGTGGGATTTGGTTGGGTATCAGTTTTATTTTCTTCATTTTCTTTCTGTTTTGATGGTGGTTGTATTTTTTCTTCTTCTCTTCTTCTCTTCATCGATGTTGGTGTACTATCAGTAATAATATTTCTCCACCATTCATAACCAATATTTGGTGCTTCAGGTTTTACTTCACTTGTTGGAGATTTTTGGGGTTCTATGGAGGGATCTTGATTTTGGTAATCAATTTCTGGATCAGGATTCTCTGGTCCACCTTGACCACTTTGGGCATCAATTTCACTTTGAGTTTTATTCATATCGTCAAACCAATTATAACCAAAATTCTTTAAAGCATTTCCAATATCATCTTTAAAAAATGCTAATCCTCCCAGAACCGCAAGAAGTGCTCCAACTTTAAGGAAACCTAAACTTAAACCCCCAGTTGCAAGTTTAACTGCAAGACTTAGACCTACAAAACCACCAACTGTGAGTAATACTTGTTTCTTGATTTCTTCTAATTTTTCAGTATTACCTTCTGCAAGTGCTTTTATTGTTTCCACTCCCTTAAATGCTAAGAAGGCACCAAAAAGACGTGTAAAAATATTACTCAAACCAGACAAAGAAGACTGTGCTTTTGCACCTAATTTTTTAATAGGTTTAAATGCTGCTACTGTTATCTTCTTCTCAATTGCACTTTCTTTTCCTTCCCTTAATTTTTGTTGAGCAAGTTTTGTCTCTAATATTCTTTCTTGATTTTCTTTTTGTCTCTCTAATGCTTGAGAAGTTGCTAAATTATTTCTTACTGCCTGTAAAGAACTTGATAATTGATTTACTCTTGCAGACAAATTTTCAACTTGTCTTGACACCAATCCAAGTTGAATTGAATTACTGTTTAATAATGCTTTTGATTGTGGATCAATCTCAGTAACAGTAGGATCTGATCTGCCAGTAAATGCACTAGCAGAAATTCTAGATCTTCTTGCTATTAGTGGTGAAATTTCAACCATTCATCTGTTGGTGTTGTGCTTTTAAATTTTCTTCCTCAACGTGCTGTTGTAATAGAGAAAGATATATTTCTTTCTCCCACGGAAGCATATTCTCAAGTTCTGTCAAGCTATATTTATGGTGTTGCATCAGTGCAAAATTAATTCTAAAGTATGACTCAAGATCAGTATGAGCCATACTTATACGAAAAAACTTGCTAATCCCTCAAGTACAACATCATTTTCTACTCCAGTATTTGGATTTGTTACTGTTATTGTGTGGGAAAGTTTTGGCATTGTTTCAAAGAAATTTTCAATTTGTTTGAACTGCTTAGAACTTAATTGCTCGACAAATTCTTTAAGTTCTTTTTTAGTACAATCTTTGATTGACCATGATTCTTCTTCATTGTAAATTTGTTCAATACAAGACATTACAATTTCAAAAGTATCATCAACACTAATATCGCTTAATGCAAAATTACTCTTGATAAACTCTTCCATTGATGGATATTTTAATCTCATCGTTAAGGTATCATCAAGTTTAATATCTTTGCTATGTTTCTCATCAAATATAACTTGAATTTCATCAAGTGCAATTATTGTAGGTACTTTAGTTGTGTTGTCATCAGGACAAGTAATAAGGACCTCTACTTCTTCTCCTACAGATTTTCCTCTAATATTTAAAAACAAATATTCAATATCAAATGTTGAAAGATCTTCTACTTTTATACCGCGAGTAATTATACAACTTTTAATAACATCGTTGACAGCACTGGCAATAGTGTTCATATCTTCGCTTTCCATAGCAATGATAAGAACTTTTTCTTCTTTAACAAGGAAAGGTCTATACTTAATCTTCTTTCCAGTTGAAGGGATTGTCAACTCATATGTTGGAGTTGAAATTTTTGGTAAAGGCATAATATCCTAAGCAATTCATTAAAATTATTTATTAGGCAGTTCTGGACCCACCTCCACCCGATGCAGCAGAAATACCTTCAGAAATAATAGTTGATCCACCTGATCCACTATTTAAAAATCTACCATCAGCAATCAACCTTTGAATACTATCAAGATTCTCATCAAATGGTCTCTGAGCAAATCCATTGATATCATCACGTCTATCAAGATTTTTTGCTCTGACCTGTTCAGCAAATGATGGTTCATCATTTTTATCTCGTTTAAGAAGTTTATCGACTGATCGTGATCTTCCTGCAATATGTCTATCATAATTAAACGTTGCAGTTGCTTTTAAGACTCTAGATCCCTCATATGATACTGTAGATGCATCCAAAGAAATTGGAAACATTCCAATAAATCTATACTCAAGATAATTTTTATAATCTCGTTCAAATTTTACAATTCTAGTTTCATCACACTTATATTGATTTGGATACCTCATTCTATAGTAATATCCATCTTTTAATGGATCTGCATTATCAAAAGATGAACCATTGGACATAAATTCTAACCAATGTTCCAAAAACTTCATTGACTTATAATCGTCATCAACATAAAAATCCATTGACATTTGTACAAATGTTCTTGTGTGTGCAAATTTTTCTGCGACACCAGTATAATTTCCAATTACATCTGCGGTTGCATAACCACTTCCAGGTAAAGACGCTCTACAACATAAAAGTGATAATTTTTCTTGTGCATATCTATTATCAATTCCCTTTCTTTTTAAATGAGTGCTTAGATTGGGATGAAAACCACCGAATGTTACTGCAAAATGAGATGTTTGTGCAACATTACTAAGTGTGGGTTTAATTTGGGATATCTTTTTAGGAAACGGTCTAGCCACTCTAAATATCTTATAAGTGATTGTTTAGTTATTTAGATGTCATATAAGGGAAAATATCAACCATCCCATCCAAAAAAATATAAGGGTGATCCAACCAATATTATATACCGTTCTTTATGGGAACGTAAATTTATGGTCTACTGTGATAACAATGAAAATATTATAGAGTGGCAATCAGAAGAATTTTTTATTCCATATCGATCACCCATTGATAATAAAATTCATAGATATTTTCCAGATTTTTACATAAAGTATAAAGATATAAATGGTAGAGTTAAATCATCATTGATAGAAGTAAAACCATTACGTCAATGTTCTCCCCCACCCAAACCAAAAAGACAAACTAAAAAATATCTCAATGAAGCATATGAATATGCAAAAAATAGAGCTAAGTGGGAAGCTGCAAAAGACTATTGTGAAGATCGTAGATGGGAATTTAAAGTTATGACTGAGAAAGAATTAGGTATCAAGTAATGGCAATAAGACCCACAGATACAGATATTAATGTTAATAGAGTACGTGGTGTTGCTGATGAAATCATTGGGATAAAAAATCCTGATGATGTTATGATTGGTATTCTTGAAGTTTTAACCGAGGGATCTAAAGTTCCTGAGGCAGGAAAAATATATGTTTTTGTTTATAATGCTAAGACACCTAATATACAATACGACCAAAATCCATTTGTTGCAGTAACTGATGTTATGGCATGGGGATTTCGTGGATATAATTTTCATTGGAATGAAACACGACAATATACTTGGAATGAAGTTGCTGGTGGATTATATGAAGTGTATCCATCAGAGGTAAAAGATTTACAAATGATTCCTTTTGCAAATATTAAGCTAAATACTTGAAAAGTGTCTTTATAGATGGCTGCGCGTAGTATCAGTACTTTTAATCTTGGTGGTGATGATGGGATGTTTAATCTCCCACCACCTCCATCTGCAAAGCAATCACAGTCTACCGCTAATTCGACAGAAACTGCACAAAACAGTGGATCTGGTCCAAATAATACTCCAGGAAAAAAACAACCTGGTCAAGAGCAAAACGGAGAAGTTTACAGATATCCATATACCAAGTTTCAACCTGGTCAAGATATGTTGAGAATTAGTATCTTTGAGTATGAACAAAATAATAATCTCAGTTTAAAAAGTTTTGCTAGCAATGCTATCACAGAGAATGTCACTCCATCTGATGGAAAAAGTGGAGGTACACCACATAGCACAACCTATAACATAAACCTATCTCAACTTAATGTATCTTCATTTTCAGATAGTTTTAATAAACTAGGTGGTAAAACTTTAGGTAAACTTAAAAAAAATGCCAGACATATATTTTTACCAATACCACAAAGGATTAGTGACAGTCTTTCTGTAGGATATGGTCAAGATACTTTAAGTCCTCTTGATACTGCTGCTGTTGCAGCTGCATCTGATGTTATATCGGGTGATGGAAAGGGTGCTGCAAAAATAGCAGCTATGACAAAAGCTTTTATAACGTCACCTGGTAGTGTCAAATTTGCTGGACCTGATAACAGTGAGTTGACTGCATTAAAAACTGGATTGTCTGCACAAATAGTAAATTCTATTGGTAGAAACGTTTCTGCTGATGCATTGATATCAAGAGCATCTGGTCAAATTTTACAATCAAATCTTGAGTTATTATTCAGTAATGTGACACTTAGATCATTTCCATTTGTTTTTGATTTTACTCCTAGAGATGAACTAGAAGCTGAGGAAGTAAGGAAAATTATACAAACAATTAAATATGCAATGTCACCATCAAATGGTGCATCTACCCAAGGTGGTAGTGGTGGTATTTTACTTAAAGCTCCAGATCTATTTACATTCGAGTATATGTCTGGAAAGAATAAACACCCATTTTTAAATTCATTTAAAATTGGTGTTTTAACTGATATGAAAGTAGATTATACTGCATCAGGAACTTATGCAACTTATTCAGGAGCTTTAAAAACACCTGTACATATGAGAATGACACTTCAATTTTCTGAGATTAATCCAGTTTACAAAGAAGATTATGAAAGATCCGAAATGCCAGGAGTAGGTTACTAATGTCTTATTTCAGAGAACTACCAAATATATTATACCAATCAAACCTTCTTCATAAGGTTTCATCTAGAGAATATGTTGCGATTAAAAATATTTTTCGCAGAGTTAAAATAAGAGATGATGTAAATGATACTGCAAATTTTTACAAAAAATATGTAATCCTCGAAGGTCAAAGACCCGATACTATTGCTGAGGAATTTTATGGACAATCAGATCTCGATTGGGTTGTAGTATTAACTTCAGGAATCACAAATATTAAAGATGAATGGCCATTAAGTAATTATGACCTTAGTCGATATGCTTCTGAAAAATATGGTACAGAGTTAAATGCAAATCATCACGATGAAACTCTAGAAGTAAGAGATTCTAAAAATAGACTAATTCTACCAGCAGGTCAAAAAGTTGATAGTGATTTTACAATACCTGCATCATATGATAGTTCTATAACATACAATATAATAGGTGCATATGAGAATATCGCTTATACTGGAAGTGGCGATCTTACTAATATTACAGTTGGTATTAGTAATTTGGTATATGAAACAAGATTGAACGAAGAAAAGAGAAGTATTAATTTATTAAAACCAAGGTACCTTCAACAGTATTTGAGAGAAATTAGAGAGATAATGACTTATGATGAAAGTTCTATGTTTATTAATAACAAATTAATCACCACAGAAAACACTAGACTTATCGGTCCATAAAAGATCTAACTTCTTATCAAATACCATCACATAACGATGTTTACGTGATCGATCTTTCCATTCACCTTT